AGTTAATCAATCCTAATATGTCTCTTGGTTTTTGGATTAACTCCAATCTAATCAACAAAGTTCGCACTAACGAACTAAGAGTACAATTTGCTTGATTAACTAACACATTACACATTCACTAACTAACTACTATGTTTTTCACTCCTTCCTCTCGCAACGCTGTCGAATCTTCTATGGTTTCCAACGTTGAGGTTTCTGCTGTTGATCAACAAGCAATCGTAACTTATAAAAACGGAAACAAGTATCTATACACCAACGTTTGCGAGGAAGATATCATCGACTTGCTGCTGGGTGGTGTTGAATCATTTGGCAAATGGGTAAACGATGCTTGCAAAGATGGTGATGGTGTTTCTTTCTTCGCTATCGTTTAATCATTGTCACTCATCAAACAACACTTGCACACACTTATGACTGCCACTACGTTATCACCTCTTGAGGATCATGTTGCTGACATTATTGAGTCTGACTCAGTGTCAGAAATTGATAATTTTTTGACTGAATTATCTGGTTATGGTATCACTACTGTTGAACAGTTTAATGATTCTTATAGTGGTTGTTATCGTGACGTCGCTACATTCTGTGAGGACTTGCTATGTGACATTTACTCTGCAGAAATTGAGTCACTTCCTTCATGGTTACAATTTGCAATTGATTGGGATTTAGTGTGGCATCATTCGTTGCGTCATGACTACTTTGAAGTGTACTTTAAAGGTGAACATTACTTCTTCAATCGTAACTTTTAGTTAATTCTAATTACAAACTAATCACAATTCGTCGCTATTATAAATACATAGCGGCGATTTTTTTGTGATTCACATTCATAACACATTCATCAAGGACGCAGTTTTAAAATGAACTTCACCCTCAACGACACACAACAAAAGGTACTTGAAGAAGTATCTGAAGTTGAAATACGCAGTGTAGAACAAATGGTATCCCTCTTGTTAAAAGAAGGTGTCAGGTTTTACTTCTGTGATTACTCGTCTCCATTCTACAATGAGATTGATGCTGACAAACTAGAAGATCAACTACTTGCCGATGCCAAATCAAAAACAGAAACAAAAAACTGATGACTTCTACATTCGTAATGCCATCTATTGCTGGTTACATTACTTTGGAGAGGATCACCAATGGTACTCTAAATACAAAGAATTGTCTCAACGTGAAAAGTATGTATCCAATCCAAGACCAGCACGCAGACGAAAAAGAACAAATGAAGTCAAAGAACTCCTCTCTTAGAGAGTATGAGTACACACAAACTGATGGTCAGGTGCGTTATTTATTAGCACCCAATTTAGAGCAAGCAGCATGGTCTGCTGCTGAATTGTCCGGTGGCAGTCAATTTTTAAAAAATGTAAAACAAACCTATGAGTGGTAACTACTTTCCTAATAATCTAGAAGCATGGAATGACATGCCAGAGGAGTTCTTACATACTCCAACGTGGGAAGAATTTGAAGATTGGAAGCTACGTGGTTGGCAAATACCCAGTTCTGTATGCTGTATTATAAGAGCAGAAACTGTTAGGGGTAAAGTCAAGGAGTATGTTTACCAGAAACCACACGCTGCAGAAAATAGAATCAAACAACTTGTCAGTGAAGGATCAGCATTTACAATCTGCACTGAAGATGAACTACGACACGTTGCACCCGTTAAATCACATGAGTCTGATTAATCTTGAAGAGTTTGAGCAACTCAAGGAAGACTATCCTGAACTAGCTCAATGTTATGATTTCACATTCACGCAAAACAAGTACGCAGTTTTAGAGGAGCCTATTGCCAACACCATCCCAGATTGACGAACAGATACAACTTGAGCGAGATGCTATTGCACAAGGTTTAAAAAGACTACACAAGAACACACGCGACTTAGAAAGTAAAGACTATGCGTCTGCTAGTGTATATGGAGCTGCTTCTATTGACACTTTGTTGCCCCTTGTGGTGGAACGTATTGAAGCAACTACCTCTCGCATAAAAGAAGGTAAAACTGGTGCTGCATTTGCTGAAATACAGAAGTATCTTGCTGATGTTGAACCACTTGCTGCTGCAGCCATTGCTGTAAAGATAACCTTTGATAAAATATTTTCATACAAAGACAAAAGCAATCAAGCTGTCAACGTATGCGATTCCATTGGTTTAGCTGTTGAACATGAGTGTCAAATGCGACACTATGAAAGAGAAGCGCCAGGTCTCCTTAGGGTACTCAAAGATAACTATTGGCATCGTTCTATCGGAACAGATCAAAAGGTGGTTGTCATTCGTACCCTAATGAATCGGTACAATGTCAAGCAGTGGGATGCATGGGGTAGAGCTAATCGCATCAAGTTAGGTGGCTGGTTACTTGATTGCATCATGCAAAGCAGTAACTGGTTTACCAAAAACATGCAACAAGAGGGACGTAAACGTGTGCAGTATGTTATCCCTACTCCAGAGTTCCTAGAAATCAAAGACTCAGTGATGAGGGATGCTGAACTATTCAGTCCACTTGCGTGGCCGATGCTTATTGAACCCAATGATTGGGATCATGATAGGCAAGGTGGTTACATCCTCAATGAGGTGATGAGAGGGCATGACATGGTACGGCGGGGCGATCCCACATGTATACAGGGAGATAAACCACTGGAGTTTTTGAACAAAATCCAAAAGGTTGCTTACCGGCTAAACCCCTTTATTGTAGGGGTTGCGGAAGACCTAGATAGATTGGAACGAGCTGTTGGTAAGTTTCTCCCTATTATGCATCATGAACTACCACCCAAGCCTGTAGATATTGAGGAGAACGAAGAGTCTCGTCATACATACAGAAGGGCTTGTGCTGAGGTTCATAACTTACAAGCACAAGAGTTTAGAAAGTCATGCCGCACTAGGATGACGATGGAAGCAGTAGCTAGGTTCAAGGATAGTGATAAGTTCTACATTCCGTGGTCGTTTGACTACCGTGGTAGAGCATATCCAATCCCTGCATTCCTAACACCACAAGATACAGACTTTGGAAAAAGTTTGTTAAAATTTGCTGATGAGTCGTATGTAACCACTGAGTCAGAAGAATGGTTAGCATTTCAAGTAGCTACAACATATGGTTTCGATAAAGAGACTATAGAGTATAGATGGGATTGGGTTAAGAACAACACCCATCTAATCTCTTGTGTCGCTTGTGATCCTATCTTGCACATTCACGAATGGGAAGCTGCTGATGAACCTTGGCAATTCCTTTCAGCATGTGATGAGTATTACCATTGCGTGTTAAAACGTGATCGTCACTTTACATCTGCTATGATAGCTACAGACGCTACTTGTAGTGGTCTACAAATACTTGCAGGTTTAGCTAGAGATAAAAACACTGCTAAACTTGTCAATGTGTTACCTTCAGATCGACCTCAAGATGCATACAAAGTAGTTGCGGAACAGGCAAGTCCGCACTGCCCAAAGTCTATCCAACCTTACATGGATAGAAAAACCGTAAAGCGAGTAGTGATGACCGTACCTTACAATGCTAAACCATTTAGCAACCGTGGGTACATCAGAGAAGCACTAAAGGAGAAAGGTGTTAAAATCGACAAAGACGACTTGACAAAGACAGTTGTTGCTGTTAGAAATGCTATGGATGAGATCGTACCTGGTCCCATGGCTGTCATGTCTTGGATTGAAAATGCTGTAACTGAGGTTATTAAATCAGGACCAGGTGAGTGGAAGAAGGTCAAAGTAAAAAATCCTGATTGGGAGGAAGGGTCAGATCTTCCAAAAACAATTACCAAACTACGTTGGATTTATACTCTCCCATCTATCTCCTGGACAACCCCATCTGGTTTTGTTGTTACTCAAAAGTTAATGAAGATGACCGATTGAGTAATGTTGAAGGAAACAAATCTATGCAGATGAGATTAACTTTG